CAGTGATCCTCGCGGATTGTAACCAACCTTATGAAAAGTTTGATGAGATTAATGCATCCCTAATTTCAAATACTGTTAACCAAAAGAATTTTCACAAATTCTTAAAGTCCGTTATTAAGAAGTGCCGTAAGGCAGTACTTACTAACACTCCGTACAAAGTACCGAGATCTTGTTCTTGGCTCAACCGAACCTTGAACAATGTTAGGAACCATGTTAACGCACGTTTAAAACAACTTACGTTGCTTCAAACACGCGCTTCAGGTTACCCTAACGAAGATATCAGGATTACTTCCATCAAGCAATGGATGGAGGTAGTCTCCAAATCTCCAGTGGAGAATTTGGATCTTAGTATAGAGATGGCAGAATTAGAAAGGTATGTTCGGGACAAATTCAGAATCAATGCATTTACAGTAAGGGAAACTCACGTTTCACTTGGTGTGTCTGCATGCCTTGAATCCTCACGGAAAAAGGGTGGAAAATCAGCTTTCGCAAGAGAACTGATTTGTTCTGAAAAGTCATGTAATATGATTGACCTACAAACGGGAGAGATTACCTGCAATTTTATCCTTGCGGAAAAAGAACCAGGTGAATTTCTATTTCATAGTGCCTTACGGCAGTATGTCATAGGAAATCCAAACCTCCTTAGTGTAAAGGTGGGAGGAATAGACGAAGTAGGTGAGAAGCACAGGATCATTACTGTTCCTAGCTTCTACCACTCAACTATTCTTTCACCTTGGTCACATCTTACATACCAATGGCTCAAGACTTGTCGTGAGACAAAGAATGGAGTTGCTGGCACGAATCATGCTTGGGAGTTGTCGCTCTCACTTACATCTTCCGATCCAGACCTGGGTTGGGTATTTTCCGGTGGTAACACCGAAGTATTCAACTCAGATCTCGAACAAGCAACGGATCATATATATCACTCCGCCATTGAGCAGATTCTTGAAATAATTCAGGCAGTGATGCCTGTACAGGATTGGTACTTTTCAGTCGTAAAACAACTGTTGAGTAGCAATCGGCCGTTCTCCGTAATTATGGAAAACCTTATTATCTCAGGAGTCACTAGCTGTGGCGTATTCATGGGCGACCATGGAAGTAAAACTGTCCTCACGGCATCGGGCATAACTGCCCTGTCGGGAATGAAATTCCCTAGACACAGTAGACTAGTCGGCGACGACCAGTGCACTGTATGTGAAGATGGTTCTACAGCAGAAGTGGTATATAGAACTCGGATGGAAAAGATGGGTTATAAACTCAGCGAGGATGATACTTTCGTATCCAAAACAGGCTTCTACGCAGAAGAAGGTTTTGAAATCCCCAAGAGTCCTTCCCACTCTACTGAAATCTGGACCTTCAAAAAGGTTCGCTCGGAACTTCCGTTCCTAGACGTACCTAAGGCCAAGATCCTCACGGATCCTGGGAAGGATTTGGGAATGTTTTCCGATACGGCCATGGGGAAGATTACTCTTCTCGGTGTTCGTATGGAACAAACTGGCAGAACATACCGTGAGGCATTGTTCCACTTAGCTTCTTGGATACAGGATATTTGCATATCCCTTATCTACAGGAAGGAGTTTGTATATTTCCCTAGATTTCTAGTGCAGACTGGAAAACCTATCTTATTTGGGTGTTCTGAAAATACAGTTGCATTCTTGCGAATGCATCGGCAAGGTAGACTGCAAGGTCACTATGCTGATATCATGGATCAGGCTTTAAATCCTACATCACATGGTCATCGTATTATTCAGAGCTTCTTTACCCATGGCGCGAATAATCAACAAATTCGAATACTGAAACGCGAGTTTCCAGTACATGAATTTGAGGAGGATCTCTTGCTTACGCATGAGAAACTCAAAGGGTTCGCACCCTTTATTTTAACGCGCCTTGGTCCGAAAGTGATTTCGGAATCCGAGATAGTTGCGAAGCTATCCGAGATGGAAAATTTATTGTCGATACCAGTCCCAACTAAGAGACTAACTGTAGCCAACCTCGCTAGAGGACAACTAGAGTTAACAGACGAACTTCTTGCGAAGTTCATAGAAAGTTGGCAAACGAACAGTAAACTACTCCGTCTACGAAAAGAAGAAAAGTACTACGACCGTGAGGCCGTTGAAGCAAAGTTACAATTTTCCCACCCACTCAGGGTTAAGGGACTGTTAAAACCTTTGCGACACGAGGAAAAGAAATTACAAATTGCTACAGAGAGAGATCGTGAGATCACAATTCTATACAATTGGGTAAAGACCAATCCGTTTAGATTGGACGATATTCCTCGAGCACTTATTCGAGATGATCTGCTACTCCTTTCAGATTACCATCTGACTTGCCCACAGTTACTTGTGGTCACCAAGGATTATTCCTTAGTTAATAACTACGCAGTATTGCGTAATTATAACTGGCGACACACAAGAACAACCTATCACATCACTGTGATGGATTGGCTACGTGCTGGCATGACTGCCGAGCCCCACTTCAGTAATGAAGAGGTGTTCGTAGACGAGGGAGCTTGGGATGGTTTGGTGGACAAACATTTCAATTGTCCTGTCACAGGCGTAAGCCTACTTGACAGAATGTTTGAAGTCGATTCGATCAAAGGTCTTTACAGACTAGTTCGACCGAATAGTACCCACCGCCTTCCACAAGAGGTAATGGAAGTTTTACACTTACGTGCAGAACTACCAACCATTGCAGAAGACAGTTAATGTTTCCGGGGGGAGTAATCCCCTCTATCCGTACCGAGAAAAGGACGTATCCTTTTCGGCTCCG